CCATAGTGATCAAATCCCTCTCCACTATTGTCTAATTGGTAAAGCATGTAAGTAAATCCTACTCCTCTTGCATAAGAAGGAAGATTAATAGAAAACTGTTGTAGAGATCCAGTACCAGCACCTAGATCAATTAAAACATCAGCGTTGGCAGGTAAGATCTGATCACCAACAGGATTTACAGAGATAGACTTAAAGGATGATCCATCAGGTTCTAAGTAATATAATCTTAACTCCTCTCCTGCCGCGTCAGGATCCTCTCCACCATTACTATCATCACCTACAATAGCATTGATAACCAAGGTATCAAATTTAGAAGAATCAATTGGATCTAAAATAGCGTGTCTAGAGCTAGAGTCTCCATCAAACGCAAGATAACTTTGACCTAAATTAAATCCACCATCTGATCCTTCACCACTTCCACTTGCTTTGATAGACGTTCCACTCAAAGCATCCTGTCCACCAGCAGCAGTATAAGCGTTTGCGTTATTTGCATCAATATTTTCTAAATTACTTTCGCCTGTTCCTGGAAATGTTGTCTGAAAAGTATTACCAGTATTCATTCCCTCTTCAATGGGATTGCTTCTCCAGTTAGAGTAGTAAGGACTGTTTATATCTCTAAGAAAATTTCTTGCCTCTTTAATACTTTTATAAAAATCTTTTTGTTTTTCATCTGACTTTATTTTATTTCTTTTCACATCATCAAGAGAGATATGATGAAAAACTCTGGAGTATCTATTCATCTCACTATCGTTTTTAGTTATTTATTTAAGTTTTATTCAAACCAAACAAATCTATCTTAATCATACTTTGATGATATGTCAAATATTATCAAGAAAAATAATTCATTACTTATTAATTTCTATACTCCTCAATAATGTCTAAAACTTTGTGAAGGTACTTATAAGTAAGTCCCTTCTCTCCTTTTTCTTTATCCAATTGATAAAAAAGATTGTATATCTTTGGTTCAATCTCAATCTTAGTCAGTCTTCCTCTTGGCATAATATTATTACTCTGATGATATGTGTCTATCGATAAATGCTTTTCTTTTCTCCCAGGTATCTGCTTCACCGTATATGTGACCCTTTTTATGTTCCGGATTCATACATAGAGGAGATTGTGCGATACCACAAACAAGGTTAGACAATGATTTGTTGTCTCCCTTTGCACCAGTATGCCAATAATGCTGACCGTCAAGCCAGACTGCTCCGCATTTCTCACACTCTTTCCTATTCATAGTGGGGATAGCGGTTTTTACTATTTACACTTTTAAGTAGTTCTTAATATATTTCGTTAGCATATATAAACATTTTTAGATATATCTGGATCTTATTCAGACTTTTTAAAAAGAATGTAAGATCTCTAAATAGAATCGTGTCACTTTTTATCCTCCAATGAAAGCATTAATCGCTTTTGGAATGTTATTGATGACCGCAAGTGCATCTCATGCTGGCGGACTTGTTACTAAACACTCTTCTAGTGTTCAACTTACTGTTGATGCTGCTAGATCTACTGCCGTTAGGATTGGTAGTAATTATTCCACTTCTGGAATTGGTGTCGTAACTGACGTTGGTGGAAGTGGCACTGCTGATCTTAACGTTGGTAGTTTGACCGTTAGTTCTGGTGTTGGTGCCTTTGATGGCAATGTAACAGCAACACAGGCAACATCTGGCGATGCCTATTCCTACAGTCAATCATATACACAAGGTGATGCGATTGTCACCACTGCTCCTACCACAGGAGAAATTACACCATACAGTAACCTGACCTCTTATTCATCTGGTTCAGCTGGAAACCTGGCAGGCACTATAGATAATGCACATACAATGGCACTAACGGCTGGTGGAGCAGGTTCATCTGCGACAGGACAATTTGTTTCAGAAATTACGGTGATTGACTGATGAATAGATTACAAGAAGCAATCAAACTCGGGTTGGTTCTTGGTGTCATTCATAGTTTGGTACAACCCGCATATCCCGTGCCAGTTGTGCCAAACTTCACTCAGGGATCTATGACTAGCCACACTGAGACCACGCAAAAGATTACAGAGACCATTAACTCAATGGACTATAACACTGGATATCAATACTCAGCAACGGGTTCAGGTATCACAGTAAATGGAAACTTGTCCCCTGAAACTGGGGCAACTAATGTAACTATCGATGGAGTTACATCATCATGGACAGGAGTGACATCTAAACCTCAATTTACACAAACGGTTCCAGGGGAAGCGTTTCAGTTTACAGAAACTTACAAGGGCCCAGGTTTAAGCAACCATACAATCATAAACAGAACAACGGACGTTACAAGCATAACAGATACGACCTCAATTTTTAGTCAATGATTTTAGTGCCTTATAAAGCATACCAATTTTCTTATTGTGATAACATTATGTCTTTACCAAAACTATTTGTAGACAAAAAAAGTTACAAGTACATTCTTGCAATAATCCTTAGTGGACTATTCCCATCTCAATCTTTGGCAGAAACTGTTGGCGGCGTCTCCGCTACTGCTTCTCCTGTTGCTAATTCTAGTGGTAGCGTCACAAATCAAGCCATCCAAGTCCTTCAAGGTCCCTACATCACTAATACTTATGGAGGTGGTATACAATGTCAAGGACCAACTCGTAATTTTACCCCATATATAACAGGAACTGCATCAGCAGCAAAACCATATGAACCATTTTATATGGATCCTGTATATGATATTAGTGATCTAAATGAAGATGGATTGATTGATAATCCAGGAGATATTCTTTTCCATAAGAAAACTAGAACAGGTCAGAAAGATAACTACAGTCTAGGTGTTGGTTTCTCTATGACATGGAGTACACCAATAGATAAGAATCTGCAAAATTTATGTAAGAAAGCAGCACGAACTCAAATTGAACTGAACACTCAATTGGTTGCTAACAAGAGATTAGACTTTGAGATTGCAAGACTTAAAAACTGTGGTGAACTGATCAAAAAAGGAATCATGTTTCACCCCAGGAGTCCTTATTATAAAGTGTGTGCTGATGTCGTAGTTCAAAATGTAACTCACGTCAAACAACACCAGCATCATATTCCTTCTACTTCTTCTTCTTCTTCTGACTCTTTGCCATCACAGACTTCAACTTTTGAATCGCGTTATTCCTCAGACGCTGCTCTGCTCGGCGCTCCGCTACGGACTCAACCTTTAGTTTTTTACCCCGAATAGTAGCAACTTTCTTTAATACCTTCTTGATAGTAGGTTTAATAACCTTTAACAAAATATCAGCAAATGGTTTCGCCAGAAGTGCTGACGTGGTAGCAACCACAGCGATACCCCCGGTAGTGATTACAACACTAGTCGGGGGTAATCCATTTATTGCCTGTTCAACGATGGGTACGTCGCGCACCTCACGAATGCATCGTGTTCCCTCTAATCTATATCCAATAACTTCTTTTCTACCACTATCAAATAAAAAACCTACAGGTTCCTTAGATAACTGCTCTTGAGTTGGACATTTTATTTGGGCACTATTAGTTATTGGTATTTCCGGTGTTGGTGGTATAGGTAACCCTTCTGTTTCTGCTTTAGGTTTCTTTTTATTCATTCTCGTATCCACTGGTGGTGGACGAGTAATAATCATCTGCTCAGGTTCATATTGAATGGGATTATAATTTGGAACACCAGCATCACAGAATGTAATCGTACCCTTGGGGTCATCACTTGTCAATTCATCATTTCTAGGATTGTTTGATTCATGTGCCTCTACACATCCAGGTACATTAACTATAGGCAACCCGATATCAACCACTATTGGCACATAGGTAGGGGTAGATAATAAAGTTGGAACTCTAACATCAATCGGAGGAATATCAATATCTCTGATTTGAATGTTTTTAAGACCAATATCTTCAATTTCCATTAGCAATCATTAAACACACTACCTACTTCTGAACCAATCGTTTCGCCAATTTGACCACCTAATAGTGATACCCAACCAGAAGCTAACCATCCTATGTATGGAATGTTCATAACAAAAGGAACACCAATACCTGTGGCGATACTAGTCCCTGCCATTGCACCTTGTGATCGTGCTCCAGCGTCCGCGATCAAACACTCTGATTCTCTTACAGACTTTCCCTCAGCATTAGTCGCACCTCCTAGATTTTTAGTTCCATCTCTGGTGTACTGGTCACTACGATACTCTATGCGTTGTTCTCTGCCACCACCAAACCATCCATTTTTTTCTTTGTCAAGATCAAGTGATTTAGTTGACTCTAGAATTTTTGGATCATCTGCACGAAATTCAATCTCATAACCATCCTTACCTGCTTTAATTTTATAAGATGAATATTGACCGCGTGGAATATTAATAACAGGTGGTTGTGGACCCGACACTTCTAGAGGGTCATGTCTAATCAAGTGCCCTAACACACCGATGTGAGCGACACCGACGATAGCACCAAGTGAAATTGTAGCAACTTTAAGATACTTATTCATATCAGAAACCTACTACTCCGCCTGTTGCCTGTGGTAGTGGTGTCACAACTCCACCAGTAGCAGCAGGCAATTCAGGAATCTCAGGCATCTCTGGCATTAGAGCACTAATCATTTCAGGAATTGCATCTGTTATTTCCTCTACAGCTTTCTCTTTAACACCCTCAATAAGAGTGCCAGCATTAAGGTAAAGATATGCCCCACCGCCAACAATACTAAGAGAAACAATACCAGAGAATAAAGCAAGACCATTGAAAATTTTCTGCATAACAGTTCCTATAAAGCTATATTCCTCCTCTATCTATAAGTTTTTTTCATTCAACACTAGATAAGTGTTCCATGTTGTCTTCTAATTTCTCTCAACTCATCGAAGTCTTTCTTTTTTGTGCCGCCATCATATTCCCAAGCATATCCTTCTGTAATCATCTGCTCGTTTAATGACAGTTCTGCATCTCCAATATACAACCAACCAAGAAGGCGACCATACTTACCCATACCACCAACTAGTTCGGTCCTAATAGTGAGTTCATCATCTCCTGCAATTGCACCCTCTAGTTTTTCTTTCATCCAGTTGGTAGCATCTAGTCCAAGTGCCTTTTCTTCAAGGTCGCGTGTGCGTTTCTCAGGTGTATCTACACCAGCAATTCTAACTCTTTCTTTTTTAAAAAGATCAAATCCCAGATCAATCGTGACATCGATAGTATCTCCATCAAGGACTTTGTTGATCTCCGTCACTCGGAAGTTGTAGCAGCTCTTTCTGCTCGGTGGTTTCATTGCACCCATGGGATTCTCTATCATCAATACTTAGTATATATTTCACTATCCACGCAACACCAATAAGAAGAAGTGCGATCAATATGATTACACTCCACACAGGATCATTAGGGTTCTGTAGCGGTCTCAGAATTAGATTCACCTGGTCTAAAGGATATACTTATATTATCTAGTCCTTCAATCTCTGATTGTGTGGACTCTACAATCCAAGGATCAGGTAAATCTTTATCCCATTGTTTTTTAATTTCCTCTACTTGTTTATCCACAGATGCCATTTCCATATCCACTTTACCATCAACCCACTTTTGCCATAACCATTCTATAACACCTAAAGCAATGTGTTGAACAATTTGGTTTTGTTTCTTTGCCCACCTTTTCATTTTAGTAAAAGGTGTATCTACACCACCCCACTGATATTCAAAATTATGTTCAAATTTAGTGCCTTTTTCCATTATATCCCCTCACCTATAAAAACATCAGGTTCTTCATCGTCATCAATATACTCCGTCATACGAAGTTGTTTGATACGTTCTCGAAGTTGTTTATGTAAATTTCTTTGTTCCTCTACTTCTTTTGAATTTAAAGAATCCTTACGTTTATCTAAACTCATGCTGGATAATCCCATTTAGTGATTTGTTCTATCTTATGCATTGGTCCCCATAAACCTTCACGGTAAAGATAAGGAGTGGTTCTTACTGGACATTTCTCACCAGTACAAAGAAGATCATCAACAATTCTCCAAGATTCTATTACTTCTTCAGAATGAACAAAGTGCGATTGATCACCTTCAATTGCATCATGAAGAAGTTTTTCATAACCATCTACACCCAACCAGTCAGGATAACGATGTGTTAACGTAGCTGGTTCAACAGAATCACCAAGTCCAGGAGACTTAACATCAATGCGAATATCAAGATGAGCATGTGGTTGGAGTCTAATTACAATTCGATCATTTATTTCACCCTCAAATAAACTGAGTGGCGGTGCTTTGAGTTTGACAACAACTTCAACACATTGATAAGGCATCTTTTTGCCCGTCATAAAACGAAAAGGAACTCCTTTCCAACGCCAGTTATCGACATAAAAAGAACCAGCAACGAAGGTAGGGGTATTACTGCCAGGATCAACACCCTCTTCAAATTTGTAAGTGTCGTATTGTCCAAGGATCATATCATCCCCTAAATGTGTAGCGGATAAAACTTTTACTTTTTCTCTTCTAATCTCTTTTGCATCCATTCTACATGGAGATTCCATGGCGATTAGTGCAAGAATCTGTAACATATGATTCTGTAGCATATCTCTAACAACACCTGCACCTTCATAATATTGCGATCTACCTTCACATCCAATAGTTTCAGTGGCAAAGATTTGAACTTCTTCTATATACTCCCTGTTCCAAAGTGGTTCCAGTAGAATATTGCCAAAACGGGTGGCAAGGATGTTATTAACAGTATCTTTGCCAAGATAATGATCAATACGATAGACTTGTTTCTCGCGTAAATGTCTAGCAATAATTCCTGATAGATGATTAGCAGATTGAAGATTGTACCCAAAGGGTTTTTCAATAATAACACGGGATGTTTCTGGATCGTCGAGGAGTTCCGATCCTTTAAGACTGGTGATGGCATTTTCGTACCTCTCTGGTGGAACAGATAAGAAATATGTCATATCATCTTTTTGTGGAAGATGATATAAACTTTCTGGATCATTTAGATCACATGAAATATAATTAAGATGACGATTGAACTCATCTGGATAATCTCCTAAAGACTGCACCCACTTATCAACACCAGGATCTCTCCTAGAAGCACCTGTTATTACGAAATCCTTTGGAAGAAGATCTTTCTCCCAAAGTTTATGAAGTGCAGGAATAAGTTTTCTTTTACATAAATCTCCAGTAGCACCGAAGATAACAATTCCTTTAGTGCGCGGTTCCATTTCCATCGTATTTGTCTGAGTCATAGTAGATATTTTCACCTTTTCGTATCCCGAAATATATAGTGGATAATACAAACGGGATGGCCAACCATTTAAGTACATCTGCAAAAATCATCTATTTTTAGGCAAAGGACAATAGGGGCATCCCTTACCCCCACATTTATTACAAACCATATATTTTGTTTTTTTATCGAACATCATGACCACCAAACATTGCTCTCATACCATTCAAAATTTTGTTTGCGAACTTTCCAAGTCGTCTTGACTCAAATCTTGAGTATAACGCACTGCTAATAACAGGAGCGGGTACACCAAGATCCACAGCAGCGTGAACAGTCCAACGACCCTCACCACTGTCTGATACTCCCCCATCGAACTTGCTAAGCTCTCTATCGCCCCGTAGAACATCAGCGGTAAGATCGAGCAACCAAGACCCAACAACAGACCCACGACGCCATAACTCAGAAACTTCAGCAACGTCAATATCATATTGATAATTTTCTGGGTCATCCATTGGAGCAATTTCAGCATCACCTGCAGCAACGTATGCTGCTCCAGCATTAGCTTCATGCAGGATATTAAAGCCTTCGGCGTAGGCTTGCATGATTCCATATTCGATACCATTGTGAACCATTTTTACAAAATGACCTGCACCAGGTCCCCCACAGCGTAACCATCCTTGCTCAGCAGGTGATACCCAACTTTTGTCATCGGTTCTGGGGGCAGCATCGATGCCTGGTGCCAGTGCGTCAAAAAGTGGACGACAAACGGATACTGCAATATCTGCCCCACCAACCATAAGACAGTATCCGCGATCCAAACCGTAAACACCACCGCTAGTCCCACAGTCAAGATATTGGATACCAAGTTTAGCAAGCCTTTCTGCTCTCCTTCGAGAATCCTTAAAGTTACTATTGCCATGATCAATAATAATATCTCCCTCCATACAAAACTGTAGTAACTCATTAAGTGTATCCTCTACAGTTTCTGCTGGCACTACCATCATGAAGACACCTGGGGTTTTGCCAGTGGTTTTATTTGAATGAACTATTTGAACAAGATTTTCCAAAGTGGTGGCACATCCACTGATATAACCTTTCTCAAATTGTTCTTCTGCTTTTTTATAATTGTTGCGATATCCATGAACTTCATGTCCTGCCGAAATTAAACGACGGGACATTCCTTCTCCCATACGACCGAGTCCGATTAGTCCTACTTTCATTTAATAATCTCCATTGCTTTTAATAACTCATGACTATGTGTTAATTCATCATTTAAGATCTCAAGGATTTTATCGTCATGACCATTCGATGCTAAGTGTTTAGCATATGTACTAGCTGCATGAACTTCTACTTCATAAGATAAGTGATAAGCAGACACGGGATCTACCCAATAATATATCACATTGACCCAATAATAGATAAGTACGAGGTGTTTGGCGACAAAGCGGTCGATAAAATAAGTGTTACCACCCATACTTTCCATATATTCAAGATGCTCTGTTTCATTAATTGACTGCTCAAAGTGTTGTTTCATCAAATATAGATGCTCTGGCCCCCGAAGTCCCATACTTTCGCGAAAATGCAATACACTTAAGAAAGCAAAATAGGGTGCTCGAGCAATCTCCTCAAGCACCCAGAAACGTGGATAATCTCTTCCTTGATAAAGAAAGTCAAGTATAGCAACAGTGATGTCTAAAACAGCAGTGTTGAATTTTTTCATTACTTCACATGCACACTTCCAATCATACCTGCACCCTTATGGGGGGCACACCAGTAAGTATAGTCACCTGCATTATTAAATGCAATATCAAACTCTTCACCTGGTAACATTGCTAGGGATTCGTGACCTAAGTCCGGACGACCCTCAACAATAACATTATGTGGTGGAAGCATGTTGTTAACGAAATGAACCGATTCTCCTGCGGTGATAGTAACTTCGGCAGGATCAAACACAAGATTTCCGTTTGAACCCATCTGCACGTCTACTGCCCATATTGGAGCAGCAAAAAACAGCGTAGAAAGAAGTGCGAAAAAGTACTTCATTATGTTTACGCAACCACACTATCTATTCACAACATGATCTATTAAATCATATTGTTTTGGTTTCATCATTTTTCTTTTCTTCTTTCTTTTTAGCTGGAACAACTCCGAATGTGGCTAAAGTCCCAGTAAAAACACTAGCGATGAAGGTAGGATCGATATTCTTTTGTGGGATGCCTGGAACAGTTACATAATTCAAGGTTAGAATCGCTGCTGACCAACCAAGAATGATGACTCTCACCAGGGTAGCTACCCCCTCATCTGCCCATTCAAATTTGTTCTTTTTAGCATCCTCTTTCTTCAGATTGATGTCTGACATATAGAGGAAGTAACACACTAATATTTAGAAAAAAAGGGACCTAATTGGTCCCTTGATATACTGGTTGTGCTAGACCTGAATCAGGTCCATTGTCATCATCATCAGCATTCTCTGTCAATAGGGCAGCAATCATAAACCCTCCTATCAGAGACGCTGCTATGATTAACATATTGATCACCATAGACCGGGAATAATTTGACCAGTAGCAGCATAAGACCCCATTGCTGCTATGATACCGAGCATTGCTGCCCATCCATTGATGCGTTCTGCGTTTTCTGTCATTGTTTTGCTCCTTTAAATTATTGGTTCCATTATACCACCACTTGGTCCACTATCATCGTCATCCTCTCTACTAGTTAATGCAAGCATTAAGAAGAATGGAGTGACGATGAATATTAGTGTCTGTAGCGTTATTAAATCATAAGTCACCAAATTCCTGGAATGATTTGTCCAGTTAGTGCGTATGCACCTAGTGCAGCTACAATACCAAGCATTGCTGCAAGTCCGTTAATGCGTTCTGCGTTTTCATTCATTTTAGATTCTCCATTTGTGTTTTGTTTGTGATAACGACCCTGCCGTTACCTTTTAGATATTCAATATTAAATTGTAACTCATCGTCAGGATTCCACAGTAGCTCTTCATACAAATCGTCGAGTTTCTGGATATCCTGCCAAAGAGCGTCTGGGTTAGGCATATTAAACTGTCCTTTTACCTCGTATATAGTTGGATTGACATGGGGTTTATAGTCATTGTATCTAACTATATGATTCTTTGCATTTTTAAGTGCTGGATTGAACACAGTAAAGAAAAATACTCCTGATAAATCAGAAATTTAGCAATGTTAGACATTAATAAAGTTCTTCTTCTTTATCAATTTCAATCACACAGTCGCTGGTAGGATAAGCGACACAGGTAAGAACGAATCCAGCATCAATTTGATCATCATCCAAGAAAGATTGGTCGGACTGATCAACTGTACCACTTACAATCTTACCAGCACAAGAAGAACAAGCACCAGCACGACAGGAGTAGTTCATATCAATACCTGCTTCTTCAGCGGCATCAAGGATGTATTGATCATCCTCGACTTTGATGGTTTGGTCACCATCAGTAGAGCGAAAGGTAACGTTGAAGATCATCAGTGTGTTTCAGGTAATTGTTTAATACTATACCTCAAAAGGTAGAAAAAAACAACTGTCGTCAAGATCCACATCCCAGCGATCATCAAATCACTCCGAAGAAAAACTTGCCAGTGGCAGCATAAGAAATAAATCCAGCAATGATGCCAAGCATAGCAGCACGACCGTTCAGTTTCTCAGCCTTTTCATTGTGTGATTCGTAACCATAACGCTCAGCGTCAGTCTGTGAGATGTACATCTGAGGTTCCCTGGCAAACAAATTTTGTTGACCAAGTTCATTCGTTGTTACAGTCATTTACCTATTGTAATAATTCTTTACATAGTATATAGTAAAAAAAGACCCCTGTCAAGAGGTCTTATGTAGTGTTTTATACTATTCATTTAAAAATCTTTGACATTCGTCAGGATTCTTTTTACAAAATGCTCTGACATAGGAATCAGCATCAAGTTCCATAGTGTAGTGAGCATGATTATGCATCACACCAACTATGATGAGGAATCCCACCAATAATAAATTGAAGTGGGTAACAGGTGACTGAAGAATTCTTTTCATAAAAAAAGGGGGTCATTAAGACCCCACAAGTTTAGAATGAATATCAGAAGTTGTACTTCAGACCGATCTTGGCACCATATCCACGGTCGATATCATCATCGCCAGAACCCGCGAAGGAGACTTCACCATAAGCGCCGAGGGCGTCAGTTACAGCGAAACCAAGACCTGCCTTACCAGAAGGGACGGTGTCGGTTTCACCGCCGTCAGGACTGACCAGAGTAGCACCACCCTGGACGTAGTACGAACCACGCTCACCCAGAGCACCTTCGTAACCCAAGTGCAGATCGGTAGCAGAACCGTTATACTCGGATCCCGTCCATCCTGCATTGGTTTCTACATTGACGTAGGGACCAGCGACAGCAGCGCCAGCGGAAACGGAAAGAGCAGCGGTTGCTGCGAATACAGATTTGATCATTTTAATACCTTTTGTTTACTTGCGGAGTGTTTACCCGCAGATGAAAGAAGACTCGACATGTCTCGTTTATTGCCTTTTTTATAACAATATAAAAAAGGTTAAGTATTTATACTAGCAGTGTTGTTTGATTGTGTCAACCCTGCTGTGATTGAGTTGCCGTAGATTCGGAAACTCGACCCAAATATGGGTCATAATCCATCAGTTCATCAATTGACATTTGAGCACCCTTCTGTGACCAGAAATTAAATTGTGCTTCATAGTTTCCTTTATGGAAAACATCAATGTGTTCTGGATGGATTGAAGATCCTAACTCAATCTTGTACAAAAGTAAAGGAAGAGCATAGGTGTTGCCTGAATTATAAAGGAGGTCATCAGCAACAGGACGGGGACGGACACCATTATCTAGTTTATACTTGTCCCCACGAACATGAAGATCAAGCATCTTTTTAGCATGATGTCTAGTGATTAGATAACAAGCAGTAGAGAATTCATTGACGAATCGTTTGTGAACCTTGATTTGTATATCACCTGTGCAGATAATAGCAATCTGACAGACATCCCAATCATAAGGAAGTTTACAGTAAAAGTCCCTCCATGTAAAGTCCCAGAAGCGGACGAGATCAAGATTGCAATCGTCCTCCATCATAATAGCATACGGTTCTCCGCTTTCGTAGAACTGTTTAATTGCTTTAAGATGAGAAGTCGTACAACCGATCTCGCTTGAAGTCATTGTATCAGGATATCTGCCTTTGATAATATGGCTTAGGTCATCTTCTCGACCGTCATACGCGGATATACGAGTGTAGTTGTCGATCTCCCAATACTTGAACTGCTCCTCCATATAGTTCCATCGATCTGGTTGATCGTCCAGATTGATACAATAGATAGGACCAATTCCTTTGAGTTTGTATGCTGCTTTGTTTCTATCCATCGATAATCTCCCAGTGTTTGGGGTACAAGTCTTTTGTGTCCAAATGTTGATTGTTAGGTCCGAACCATCGGGAAGGTGCGATGACTCGTCCTTTATTTGCCAACCATGCTCCCCACCAACTGTAAGTGCTGTTAGCAATAATAAAGTCAGAGCAGAGTGACATCAAGCATAGATCAACATAACTGCCATTGCCAGTAGCAATTAAAAATCTATCATCATTAAACAACTCTTGTTTCTTACACCAATGGGGATCATCGGAGAAAATTGCCACGTTTCTATCACGACGAAACTTTCCAAGTGCTCTTCGATAATAATCAATATCTAGGTTATGATGATTACCTGAATTCTTCAAAAAGTCACCTCTCCTGATATGAAGAGCGATTGGAGCATTTACATCAGCAATCATATCTTTACAGGGTTCTAATATCTCATCCTTAAACGTAAAATCTTCACGAATTTCATCAGCAATATTGTCAAAATACTTTTCGCTTTGAAAGTATCCAACAAGACTCACATCGTCAGGACAATAATCATATAAATCTTGACAAAAAGCAAACCCAGGTTCTTGGACATACTGGTCACCAACAGTGTCTCTGAACTCACACCCCTTTAAGTAAAATGGTTTATCAATTTCAATCCTCAGTTTATTGCCAAGGACATCTACGACCATTTCATCATGATCTGGAATGCAGAATTCATATCCTTTATTAGCAGCAATGCCACGCAAAGCGGCATACTGAAACATTTGATTACCAAGTTGTCCTAGTTTGCCTAGGTAATTATATCCCAGCATGTTTCTTTAATTTGTGAATTTCGTTTTGTGTCCAGATCATTTCTTCTTGAAGGCGACCGATTTTATCATCGTGCACCTTCAACCAATCATAATGTAATGAATCATTATTAAATTTATGATCATCATAAACAACTGAAGTGTCTGCCCCATATTGTTCCTCTGCCCAAGCAGGAGGAGTAGAACTTTTCCAAGGATAGAGTCTATACTCTAATTCGGCAACCCAACTCCATAATGTGACATGAAGTTCTCTAAGCATTTGATTTTACCCATTCTTCCAAATCAACTTGTGGTTCCCAACCAAAAGTATTTTTGATTCTACCAATGTGAGCAAGACTAACTCTTACTTCACCTTTACGAGGATCAATGTACTCTTGCTTGTCGGATATCCATCCGGCAATTTCATTTACCGAATAGTTCTTACCCGAACCCACATTATAAACCTTTCCATAGGATTTGTCATCTATTACCATGGTGGCAGCAGCGATATTAGCACGAACCACATCAGAGACATGAACAAAGTCTCTACGCTGTTCTCCGTCACCAACAATAGTGAGTGACTCACCTGCTGCTTTCTGACGATAAAAGATGCCAATCACAGGAGCATACTGCCCCCTTCTAGGTGCCCTATCTCCATATACATTAAAATATCTGAATGTGACAGTCTTCAATCCGAATAGTTCAGTATACATCTGGCACAGTTTCTCACCAGCAACTTTAGTTACTGAATAAGGATTTAAACAGTCATCTGGTTGTGTCTCAATATTGGGAAATGTATTGTTCCCATATCCCGATGAAGTGGACGAGTAGATTACTTTCTTGACTCCACCCTCTCTGGCACACTGAAGCACTGTACAGGTTCCTTGTACGTTTTTCTGAACGGCAGCAATAGGATTTTCAATTGCAGGTCCAATCCTTGATTCTGCAGCAAGGTGAAAGACTACATCTATATTTGAATAAAAAACACGGGTTCTTTGATAGTCACTGATGTCTTGCTTGACATATACTGCTTTCTCATTCTCATAGAACTGTTCAGCATCAGCACTTCTATTGTCGAGAACACATACTTCATGTCCTTGTTTAATCAATTCATCGACAAGATGAGAACCAATAAAACCTGATCCTCCTGTCACCAATGCTCTCATAATCTGTTGCTCCTAATAACTGAATTTGCGATACTTTTTTTAAGTTTAGTTGTTGAGTATCCATGGTCTCTTGGAATCCAAACGATAGGTATTCCTAATTCTTTTCCTGTGTATGAACCATCACTATAGTCATCTCCAAGGAAACGAATATCATAACTATCAAGATATCTTAAGTAAGTATCCTCTGCTTGATATACAATGATATCATCCACATACTTAATGGATCGTAGAATCTCCTTTCGGTCCTCTAATGATTGGACTGGTTTTAATTTATATGGTCTTGCCAGTGTAGGGTTTTCATGAAGAGCAATTGTAAGATGATTACAATGCTCCTTGGCATACTTAAACATCCTAATATATCCAGGATGAATAAGATCAAATGCCCCCGCAACAATACCTTTTTTCAATGGTTGTGTTTTGATCCAGTCCTCTACATTGACTCCTTTGTCATCAATGAAGATATCTGCGTTGGGTTTGTGAAACATTGGTTCCAACTCATTATATTTAACACCCCATTCAGATAGCATTCTCTTGGTGTCATCAGTCCAATCAACACCAGACCCCCTGCCCCTGGCAGTCATAATAATAATATAATTCCCTTCATCGTAAAGACGATTCACTGCCTCTACCATAAAGGGAATAGGTGTTGACTCCGCATACCTACGACCATGACCATCTGCATTACTGGGTGTATTACAGATGGTTTCATCTAGGTCAAAGCAATATCTCATACAACCCCATGAAGAAAAATCTGATGGACACATTCCACCACACCATATGATTCACTAGCAACATGAAAGTTCCACTTTGCATATTGAGCACCACGTCTCATTTTATTATGCTCATTAAATCCTGTTAGAATACCATAATCAACTCCATATTTCTCACAATACTCCATACAATTGATCATATTAGGCGACTCACCACTTGAACTCATTAAAATAACAAGTGTTTGTGGTTCTAGATGATACTCTAGAAACTTAACATAAGTATTCTCATATCCAAAATCATTAGCAAGCATTGTCAACATAGAGGGGTCTGAAAATATAGAGACCTTCTTATGATGAAATTTCATATAATCCTGTGAAATATGAGAAGCAACAGAATTGCTGCCACCATTACCTAAGATAATGATTCTTTCGTGTACATTAAAATGGTTTTGAAACTTGACGAACTCATCTTCTATGTGAGCAGTCTCCAGAGTTTCGATATATCTATTAAATGGATTCACCTCTAACTCCTTCTGGTGATACTGCAATCTTAACAGAATCATATGGGACAGTCAAACTATCACGTTTAGAAAACGTTAAAAAGAATCCACCATTACCTGCCCCACACAGTTTGTGTGAGATAACACTTGGATTTTCTTGTAGATCTTTATCCATCTGACGGATTTTTGAGTTCTCTGTAATAGTTTTGCTTGTCTCCTTCTTCTGTTCCCAAGAGAAATTAAGTTCTTCCATGAACTTTAAGGTCTCTCCGCTTTTAATATAATCATATGCCTTATCAACTATGGAAACCAGGGGTGAGATCTTATCTATATTTTTACTGACATCTTTGAGGATTGTTTTTGAGTTTCGCGTGACACCGGTAAATACAAGATGAAGATCATAAGAATCAAATAGATCAACAGGAAGAAACTCATACCTAATACTGTCAGAGTCCATAAACTCAATCCTTTTAAAACCTCCCACACCGCAACCATATGGATCTTGATACCCACAGTAAGGGTTGAAAGAAATTTCCAGTTCATATGCTAACTTACAAATGTCGTTATCAGACATCTTCCTATTTAAGAAAATAGAACATGCTTTAATCAAACTAATAATGTAAGAAGATGATGAAGCAAGCCC